CCCAGATCTCGTAGATTATTGACTCCATAATACTGTCCAGAAAAATCTGGATGATTCTGCATCATGGTCTTGATGTGATCACTTAATTCGCTAAGTGTAAGAGAATCAATGTTTTCATTAACAGCGTTATTGACATAATTGACTGGCATAGAATATTTGCCATGCCCATCAATCTTAGCATAAGGGCTATTGACTTCTATGCTAATAACATCGTTTTCTGAAGCCGCAGCTGTCAATGTTAGATTCCAAAAATTGTATGCCTTGTCCTGTACAATGCTGTATTCTGAAGAAGTTAACAATGAGTTGTTTTTATAGACTTTCCAAGCAGTTGTGGCCGTTCTAACATCCACACTTTTAAAGACAAAACTTGTTTGTCCTAACTCAGCGATAGCTTGATCAACTATGTTTTGATAACTTTCAAAATTACACTTAGTCCACAGTTTCCTGTACGAAGTCATACTGTCAGTATAGTCTAACAGATATCCATCCTGCATCGGTACTGTGATGCTCTTATTACCTAACACATATGTAAAGCTGTCAGTCAACATTGTTATAGCAAAAACAATGTCACCAATGTTGCCTACTGTTTTATAAGATAGTGCAAAAGGCAATATAGGATCACTGCCTGATCCTATTTTATATTGCAGAATTGTACAACCGTCAAAGTTGCTTAACGGATATTGTGTCTTATCAGAAAAACTGAATCCGTTCTGATCAAAAAGATCAAATTTAGGAAATTGATTTAGTTTAGTCTTCTGTTGTGAAGCTACCCAACTATCTCCGTCAAAGTAGAAAGATTTACCAACAAGAGTAGTACCTTTGGTACAGAATGTCATGTCATATTTGTTAGGTACATCTAAGACTACACTGAGATCTATCTGTCTCTTGCCCTTGACTGTAATAAAATTGATCTGGAATATTTTATTTTTGACCAGAGGATCAGTATCACCGGTAAAGATAATCCTATCGCCGTCTTCTAAGGCCACTTGATCGATATAGAATCCAGACTTACCTTCCACTTGCAGGAACGCATTAGTTACTAATGAATCAACAAACTGTACAGAACCAATGCTTCTAATACCACTATTATGTAATTTTAGATTAGACTTAAACTCTAATATAGGTCTCTTAGCTTCTTTTGATAGTGTAAAATTAGGAGCGGTATTGTTAATCTCTGCGGTATCAACTATTACTTGAACATGTGTCCACCTGTTGTATCTACTCCAAGCATTTTTGTCTTCGCTGGCAATAGACACTGTTACGTATTCTGGTTCAAGAGCAGCTTTACTCAGTGTGTCAAAAGGAATTGTGTCAAATCCCACATTATCAAAGTTAATGTTAGAGTTTTGAGCATACAACTCAGGAGTGATCAAACTTTCAAACTCTACTAGTTCAATACTGTCGCCCACACCTGTGACTATATAATTCTTGTTTAGGTATGTGGTAGGTGTAACGTTTCCTATGAAACGAACTTTCATACCATTACTGAGCTTGTGCCCAGATGACAGAGTGTAGTTTTTCTTTCCTACGATCTCTTTATCGACATCAAACAGTTCAGTTGATGCCTGTTGTTTGACAATGATCTTACCAAATACAGTGCTGTCACTAGCATCAACATAATACAAGTTAGTTGGTGTATTTTCATCAACAGTTATTATCACATGGCCAACATCCACACCATTGTTTTGAACTGTTGTGCTATTGTATGCACCAATAGACCCACTGCTTCTAGAAGTTTTTAGATAGAATTTGTGTCCCGGACTATTGACCTCGAACACATAAGTCTTCCCTCTGATAAGTGTTATTATAGGGTTTGCGCTGATTCCATCAGGCGTAAGCAGCCAATAATTTGACCCTATCACACTGTCGTGTTCTTGGGTGACTGTGTATGTACTGACAGTGTCAACTAGTGGCCCTTCTATGACCACTGGGTCTGGACCGTAAGGTAACCAAACATACTGTCTATAGTTTATCAGCTTGTCTAAATCAACTTGTGGATCAAAACTGTAACTCTGTTGCTTCCACAGTTTACTCTCGTTGGAACTATCGCCATTAAACAAGTTAACAGCATTCAAGAAATCAGTGTAGGTAGTAATTTCCTCAACAACATCAGTCACTGGGTTTCTAATAGTCAATGCTGGCTCAAGTTCATAGTTTGTTTTTAAACTTTGATCAGCGTTTAGGTAATTGTCTGAAGCTGGATTAAATTGCGGAACATCTTTACTGCCAATGTATCCTTCAATTTTTTTCAAGCTAGGTTTTTGTATCAGTTGATCGACGGTACCGTCGAAGAACTTGTTGTTACTATCAGTCCTGAACCACGCAGGAATAAAATCTATACTTTTTCTTTTGTCTGACATCTTTTACCTTAGAAGCTTTGAGTTACTGTACTTGTTACCACAGTACCACTGCCTTTTAACATTCCAGAAGTTACTGTAGATACTATTTCAATATCACTGATTGTTGCTGTGCTGATCAATATTTCGTCTGGCTGAGCAAATATCTGATACAAGCTACCGAACTGTTGCTCTGGGCTTCTAGGAATCAACAATACGTTGACTACATCCGGACTTGCATATTTCACAATATAAGCACTTAGCTCTCCAAAATTGAAGCTGTCACCGAAGTCCCAGTTGTCAATAGCGAAGAAATTGTTTATTGCCATGAACACTTTAGATTTGATTTGATTGTCTGTGCTAGTAGTAGAAGAATTTTTAATAATCTTGAATGTAGCCTGTAGGTTTGAATCTGCACTTACCCCAAACAAGAATTTGTATTTGGCTGGATGATATATTATTTCATCACTCATAGTTTTGACAGTAGTGAGTGCAGTGCCATATGTCATCAATAAATCTGTACTGCTAGGAGCAGGAGGGAAAGTCGAATCAGTGCCGACTATGTAACGTCTAACTGCATCATCATAATCTTTAGTCAGTATGTACATGTCTATAATATTTGTAGTAGCTGGATCAAGTCTGTATTCCTGACTAGCTTGATGTACATACTCAAATTTCATATTACTTCTGCCCGAGTATGCCATAATATCTGTTACCAGTTCTAAACCCTGCACTGTATCATAATATTTGATCAAGTTTTCATCATAGAAGTAAAATAACTGACCTTGACTATATCCTGAAAATACAGATACGTCTGCTTCTCTAGCATATGTGACAAACAGAGTCGGATCCATAGGCATCATCATCTCTGCATCATTCATCAGTATCTTTTTAAAATATATAAAATGTGTTTTTGTATTGGTAGCTATACTGACATAGTTTGGAGCAACTACATTATCAAATGCATCTGGATCATGTACTATACCGTCTGTAGAATTGCTGTAAAAGCTCACTACAACACCACGGTTGTTTACTATGCCGTCAGGTCTCACCATTTCACCAACTATTTCCCAAGTATAATCATTACCCAGTGCTGTTGTTGCGGTAGGCGAACTGTTAGTGTCTAACACCTGCAAAACATCTTTGAAGGCATCGCCCAGTCTTTGATTCAGCTTCTTATCATTAGCATCATAATAGAAACTGACTTCATTTGGGCTATAGAAATTATAACGTGTTCCTCTATATTTGCAGATGTAATTAGGCCCATCAAGTAAAAATATCACTAGCCAACTAGTGTCACGCTGTTGATTGCTGATGTCACCTGCATATGTCAAACTAAAATTGTTAACTAAATCCAAGTTAGCTTCGGTTATGATAACCCATGAGCCGTTGACTCTGTCATATCTCAGACCAAACGTTCTCTTTAATAGTAACTGATTGACGATGTCATTCTCTAATGCTATAGGCAATGTTGTCACAAACATTGGAATGATTTCAGTTGGGACTGCACCATCAGCAATCTTTGTGCTGATCTGTACTAGGCCAATACCTAGATCATCTACACCTGTTCCTTTGTTGCTGCCGTCTCCAGTATAGTACAACACTTCTGCCCAGACATAAGTCCTAGCACCTTTGATATCTTTTACTGTTAATCCAGTAGGAATAGCTACCAATGTATTGTTAGGAGCAATGTAATAACCAGTAGGAGCAGAAAATTTAACCAACGCACTCTGCGCAATATATCTCAAGCTGTTCTGTGTAAACTGTCCTACAGAAACAGCACGACCAGTTGATGTATCAGCTAGATAACCAGTGGTTAGGTTAATTTTTGTAGTAACTGTTTTCCATACAACACTGGTATCCTTAACTGGAATCCTAGTGAAATATTCATAGTAAAAATTACGGGTTTCTGGCTGTGAAAATATAGGCATGACTTTGCTGACTGCAATTCCATACAATTCATTTTTAGTAGAATAACTGAACGAAAATTGATTTACAAAATCATCTCTATATAATATACCATCACCAGCATACATTTTGATATCGCTGTATGTGCCTGTAGGATCCTGTATGTCCAAATATCGACTTATACCGCTACTGGTCCTATTCAATGCCTTCACTTTAATAATGCCTTGATTGGCAACAGCTGGCATGATATTGTAATCTTCTCCAGTGACCATCCTATTCTGTGAATAGTAAACTTGTGGAGCATTTTTCTTAATGCTGTCGTTTGATTCAGTCGTTGTAGCATTTGATACAGTATAGCGCAACTGTGCGCTTATCTGTAGTGACTCGCTTGTGCCTGCTGCGCTGACATAAGGAATAGTAACAATAACACGTACAATGTCGTTAGGTGTGATATTATACTGCAACCCATTGCTGACTCTGTAATAAGCTCTGAAGTTGCCGTTTGGAATCTGACCATAGCTACCATCGCTGAAGTTGATGTCAACTTGATCATCGATCCTAGGAGTTAAGCTATAGAAAGTCTTAATCTTGTTTTTTATGCTGTTATAGATGACGTTATTGCCAACTGTTGAATTCAATCTCGACCACAGGGATACGGGATTTCCAATTGCGTCAAGCTGCCATAGCCAAAAATCTGTTTCATTAATATTGTTGACATTGACTCCAACAATTTCATTGCTAGTAGCATTAGCTATGTTGAAGTCTGTAAATGAAGTGTTACCTTCTTTGAACATGACGAACCAGCCGCTATTAGCACTAGCTGATCCCATATTATCATTCCTATAGAGAACACTGAAGTTTCCACCTGGAGTAGGTGCTCTTTCTGTATATCCTGTATCTGCCAAATCAACAGGGGCAATTTCAAAATTCATTCCTACACCACCAACTGACGAGTTGAATTTGTAAACAGGAACGCCCTGAGTGCTTGAACTTACATCATATAATTCTGTGCTTATACCATTTACTGTAGCCTTAGAGTCTGGATTACCAAACTGTGCTGTGGCCATAGCACTATTCATAACCTGTGTAAATTGTGCATACCAGTTAGGGTTCGTTGCGTCGTTCCACAAGACGTATTGTCCTGATAAATTAGTACCGTTGGCATCAACAACGTTTTCTGTAGTATTGACGCTTTCTATCTTCAATAGCCCCGAAGCACACTGATTACGCTTGGGATGATAACTGATCAAACTGGCTAGACGCAGTATGCTGTCTCTTCTGCTAGCTGTATCGATGAAGTTTTCACGGGCGTTGAGATCGATACGGAAGCTGAGGCTCTGCCCTAAAAATGCTATCATATCGATCAAAGCAATGTATTCGCTGCTGTCGATATAATCGTTAAAGTCTTCTGGATAATTTGTGCGCAGGTAGTTTATCATACTCCTGCGGATTGTTTCAAAATCGTAGCTTAAAAAGTCTGCATTCACAAAACTTTGGTAGATTTTGGTCCAATCTTGGCTAACCAACAGCGTATTTTGTCTTTGATTTGATGACATAGATTACTTTCTCCGATATTAATATTTATCGGCTGTTTAATCTACGTATTTATTGAACGGTCAGGCCAGCGTTAGAATCAAAGGTCAGTCGCATCTGCTGTACGAAATCAGTGCCAACTATCTGTAGAGATATGTCAATTATCAACCCTGTAGCATACTGGTCGACAACCACACCTTTAGTGACTATCCTCGGGTCTGCGTTTAAAATCTTTTTAATATCGTCCTGTATGGCAATCTTAGTATCGTCTGTCAATGGATCAAACAGGCTATCCCAAATGATAGTACCAAATGTAGGATTCATAGGGCGTTCGCCCTTCCTAGTATTAAAGGCATTCAATATATCTGACTTGATCAGCACATCATCATAGATCTTGAAAGATCCTTTTTTGTTACTGCTGCTGAATCCTTTGTAGACATGTATAGGATTATATACCGCTGCTTGCGTTGATGATACTATAGTTTGATTCTTTATCGGCATGATTTTATCCTATATTACCAGTAGCATCTAGCTTGTCTGGAGTAAATTTGTCTGGTCCAAGATTTTCGTGATGATCCCATGGCTCGTGCGTGGGGACACGTGCCATTATGGTGCTGATATCAGCTGATTTATACCAGTCTGAACTCCACAAGTTTTCCCCTGATGAGAAGCTACCCGGTTTCTGTGCAGCTTCGCCGCTGCTCTGTCTGTTAGGTAGTGAAGTTGTATTCATAGTGGTAGTAGTCATTACACTTGGTGGTATGAAACTTGATCCTACAGAAAGTATTGTACCAAGAACGCTAGTAGCTGTAGAAGCAGAACTTAATGCTTCTGCTGCGGTTGCTATAGACAGTGCTTGATCTGTTTTATCTGGAACGACTCCTGGTGGATTAAACGC